AGGAATACGAGCGCCTCAAGCGCCGCGACCGGCAGGTGGTGCGGACCGAGGACGCCTCACAGGAGGTCGTGGACGCCATCCTCGCGGCACGCCCGCCAGAGGAGAACAAGCGCTTCGATCATGAGGTCTGACGCGCCGGCGCTGCCGGCGGTCGGCGATGTGATCCGCTACGCCTATCTGTGGAGCCACGAGCACGCTGCGGGACGGGAGGAGGCGTCGAAGGACCGTCCCTGCGCGGTGGTGGCGCTGTTGCGCCGCGCTGAAGGGCAGGACGAGGTGGTCGTCCTGCCGATCACCTCGACGCCCCCGGAGGAGCCCGGTGCGGGAGTGGAGATACCCGCCGGCACCCGCGCGCGGCTCGGCCTGCAGCGAGAGCCATGCTGGGTGGTGGTCACCGAGTACAACCTCTTTGTCTGGCCGGGGCCCGATCTCCGGCCGACCGAGGGCGGGACGGGGCCCTTCACCCATGGCCCGCTGCCGGCTCGTGTGATGGCGGAGATCCGTGAGGCCTTTGCCGCATGGCGCCAGAAGCGCCGCACCACGGCGGTCCGGCGGACCGAATAGCCATCAGGCATACAGGCTCCCCGCCTCGCCGTTGCGCAGAACCGCCGTCATCATGCGCGTGGCCGTGCTGTCATAGGCCGCGCGGAAGTCGAAGGTCGCCTCCACACCACCCGGGCCTTCCACCGGCGTCTTGGCGACCGAGAGATAGACCTGGTGCAGCGTGATGGTCAGGCGGCGGTCGGCATTGATCCGGTATTCGAACTCGAATTCGGCCGCGGTGTTGTTCGCCGCCTGCGTCAGCAGCACCGTATCGGCGAAGCGCGCGGTGATCTGCCCGGTGGCGAGCGAGATGCCGGGGTCCACGCCTTCCACCTTGCGGTCGGCGCGGATGGTGCGGACCATTTCCATCCCGTTCTGGAAGGACACGCGCGCCGCCGTCACCTGGCCGAGCGGCGTGGTGTTCCGCCTGATCTCGCCCTGCGGCTTCTGGAACAGGGTGAGGGTGGAACTGGTCGGCGTGCCGGCGCTGCTGGTCGCGCTACGCGTCGAGCCCTGGCCCATCAGCGTCACCGTCGCGATGGCAGGGCCGGTCGGCGAGAAGTCGATCTCCAGCGTGTCGGCCCGCACGCCGGCGCAGACATCGTAGGACGGCACGTCCGGATAGGCGATCTCGACGCTGTTGGAGGGCAGCGGCGTCGCGCCGGAGACGAAGGTATGCACGAAGTTCGGGCTGGTGCCCGTGGTGGTCGGCGCGCCGAGCAGCAGGCGCAGCCAGTGGCCGAAATGGATCAGGTCCACCGGCACCACGGCGCGGCCGGCGACCGTCACCGTGTCGAGGAACGGCGTCGCCGCGTCGCGGTTGCCACCGAGCCCGATCACGTTGTTGTCGATCAGCGGCTGTTCCTCGCCGAGGTCCACCGACAGGAACGGCATGCGCAGCCAGTTGCCACCGGGCGGCGTGCCGTAGGTGGCTTCCTTCTGCATGTGGATGCGGCAATTCGCGCCGATGGCACGGGCCATTGCGGTGTCTCCTCTGGCCTAGGGGCAGGGGTCAGGCGAGCGGCGTGTCTGCCGCGGTGAAGTAGAGCGTGACGGGAACCAGGGCCGCGCGGGCGGCGGCGGCGCCTTCGAACTCGACATCCTCGAAGGACGCGGCCTCGGGCTGCGCCCATTCCACCGCGCCGGAGAGGGTGCGGTGCGCGACGATGGCTGCGCTGATGTCGGTCAGGATGTCGTCCAGCAGCGCCGCGCGGGCGGCAGCCGTCGCGCCGGGCGCGATGACTTCCACCTCCGCGCGGTGCTCGACGGCCCAGGCGAGCGGCGAGAGGATCGGCGTCTGTTCCACCGTCTCGCCGTCGCGCAGCACCACCAGGCCGCCGGCCGGGATGCGCTGCGGCACGGTCTCGTTGCGCCGCACGGCAGGCGGCGGTGTGCGGGTGCCGAGCGCCGTCGAGAGGCGCGCGAACAGCGCGGCGACGGCGGCTTCGCGGGCGCTCATGAGGCCCTCCTTGCCTGGTCGTTCCACGCCTCGACGAAGCGCCCGGGCAGCCGGCGCGAGGCGGCGCGCTGCACGGCCGCGACATCCAGGCGCTTCGACAGCGTGACTTGCGGCAGCAGCAGGAACATCGGCACGAAGCCCTGTTTCAGCAGCGCCGCCTGCCAGCCGCGCGCGCCCTTGCGGCGGGCCGTGGCGACGGCGGCGAGACCTCCCGCGATCAACGCGGGGCGGCGGCCGGCCTCCGCGGGCGCCTGCTGCACCGGCAGGCACCACACGAAGCCGCGGCCATTCTTGAAGGGGCGGAGGAAGGCCTGCTTCGAGGCCACCATCTGCGCCGGCGTCACGCGCAGCCCCTTCTCGCCGCGCCCACGCCGGCCGCGCGCAGCGTTGAAGCCGGTCGGGATGGCGAGGAACTTCCCGCCACCCTTGGGCCGGATGGTCGCGCCGCGATCGAAGGCGTCCACGATCGTCGGCACCTTGGTGAACACCAGCCCCGCCGGCCGCAGCGACTGGCCGGAGGACGGGAACACCCGCGAGCGCCAGGCATTGGCGATGCCGAGGCTCTTCGCGCCGAAGGCGCTGCGCACCTGGGCGCGCAGCTCCTGCTTCGCCGCCTCCGTCTCCGCGCGGATGGCCGCCATGGCGGCGCGCTTGCCGGCCTCGGCCTCGGCTTGAAGGATGCGGCGGAGGTCGCCCGCGAGGACCGCCCCGAGCCTCACGGCCTGTCCTTGCCGGGCGGCAGGCCGGCGCGGTGGCGCAGGACGGCGATGGCAAGATCGTGCAGCGCGGCCTGGCCGAGATAGCCGAACACGAACGCAAACAGGAACCGACCGTACTCGTTGACCTCGAGGAAGCCCGCCAGCGCATAGCCGGCGCTGCCGACCAGCGCCGCCGAGGGGAGTTCCCAGGCGAGGCACCAGTGGAAGCGCCGGCGCTCGGGGTTGTTCCAGCGCAGGAAGCCGCCGGCAAGGCCGGCCGCGGCACCGGCCGCGAGTTCGAGCGCGGTCGCCCAGAGGTTGGGGTTGTTCTGCGGCACGGCGCGCTCCTAGCGCTGGCAGAGTACGCGCCAGACGGTGCCGCTGGCGTCGCGCTCGGCATGGGTGACGGTGAGCAGCTCGGCGCCTATGGCGAAGGTGTCGCCCGAGGCGAGCGAGGGCAGGGCAGCGATGGCGACGGAGAGGATGTCGGTGACCGAGAGAAGCTCGGTCCCGAAGCCGCTGGCGAGCCTGTCGGGCGAGGAGCGCAGCAGCCGGACCGGCTCCGGAGGGCCGGTGCCGCCCGCACGGTGCATCGCCTCGGTGCCAAGGTTCGCATCGGCGACCAGCGCCGCCATGGCGTCGGCGAAGACGTTCATGCGCCCGAGGCCGGCACGCGGGCGAGCATGACGCGCACCGTGGCGTCGGAGGCACCGGCGGCGGCGGTGGCGAGGCCGACCTGGAAGTTGCCGGTGGCGGTGGTGGTCAGGCGGCGGTTCGTGTTGTCCCAGAACAGCCGTGCCCCCTGGCTGATGGCAAGCGCCGGCTCCTTGGGCAGTTCGAACTCGCCGCGGGTCTCGCATTCGACGAGCGCGTTCTGCGCGGCGTCGGCCGCAGCCACGCCGAAGAAGGCGCCGACCAGCATGCCCTGGCCGGAGAGGATGCCGCCTGCGTAGGGCACCGGCATCGGGATGGAACGGGCGTCGGGACGGAGGCAGTTGCGCATGGGTGGGTCTCCTTTGAGGCGTGCAATGGCAAGGGGAACGAAGGCCGCGGTTGCGGCGACCAGGCTCTCGTGTGTACACTTAGCGTGATCACGGAGGGTCGGATGCCCGACGAGGCGAAGGTCAGCGTGCGCGATCTCCGCGGCAGGCTGGCGGAGCATCTCCGGCGCGTGCGGCGCGGGCAGACTGTGGTGGTGACGTCGAATGGCGAGCCGGTGGCGCGCCTCGTCCCGGTCGAGCGCCCGGCCGCCGCATCGCGGCCCTTCGGCTTCATGAAGGGCCGGATCCGCGTGGCACCCGACTTCGAGGAGACGCCGCCGGACATCCTGGCCGCGATGGAGGCTGATCCCTTCCCGCCGTCTCCGCGTGGCCGAGCGGCGTGAGGCTGCTGCTCGACACCCATGTGCTGCTGTGGTTCGCCGCCGGTGACGATCAGCTCGGGCGGAAGGCCCGTGCGGCGATCGCCGATCCCGCCAACACGGTGCTGGTCAGCGTCGTCTCCCTGTGGGAGGCGGCGATCAAGGTGCGGATCGGCAAGCTGGACGTCGACGTGTCCGCGCTGATCCGGGAGAGCGTGCGGGCCGGGTTCGATCTGCTGGACTTGACGGCCGGGCATGTCGAACGGCTGCTGGCGCTGCCGGTCTCCGACCGCCATCGCGACCCGTTCGATCACCTGCTGCTCGCGCAGGCCGCCGCCGAGGGGGCGACCTTCGTGACCGATGACGGGCACGCAAGGCGCTATGGCGTGCCCATCCTCCGGTCGCGGTGATCAGGTGCCCGGGTTGAACCACGCCCCGCGCCAGTCGATGGCACCGACGCCGAAATCGAAGATCACGCTGACCTCGACGCCGTCCGCGCCCGGCACCGGGCCGGTCGTCACCTGCGGCCCCTCGGCGCCGTTCAGATAGCCGTAGACGTAGACCGGCGTGGTCGGCGGCTCGGCGAACAGGTACCAGCGGTTCGCCGGGATCAGCGGCTCGACCACCGGCTGCAGCAGCCCGACATAGGGGTTGACGTTGCCGGAACTGGCGGGCGTGATCGCCGCGGTCAGCTTGAGGGCGGCGAGTTCCAGCGCCGGGCCGACCAGGATCCGCATGCTGCGGCCAAGGGCGATCGGCAGCCCGTCGAGCGAACGCTGCTTCATGATGGCTTCGCGGCCCTTGCCGATGTTGGTCTCGTCGAGGGCGGTGCCTGCCGTCGCCTTGTTGGCGCGGGCGGTGTTGGTCGAGAACACCGGCAGGTTGCCGGTCGAGAGGGTGGGGCCGTCGCCGTTCGCGCTGTTGAGCAGCGCATAGGCGGTAGCGTTCTCGAAATCGGCGACGCGCCGGCCGATGGCGGCGGCGAAGTCGGTGAAGGCGCCGAGGTCGTCGTTGACCAGCATCTGGCGGGTCACGCGGATGCGCCGGGCGAAGGTCTGCAGCAGGACGATCTCCTGGCTTTCCGACATGGTGCCGACCTGGATCTCGCCGTTCTCGGCGAGCGGCTGCAGGGTCGGGAAGTCGCCGATGCGGAGATGCCGGTGCGGCTTGAAGTCGCGGAAGTCGCGCCGGAGGAAGATCTGGCGGTACGAGGGCGCGGCCGGCTGGTAGGCGGCGAGCAGCATCTTGTTGGCCGCGGCCGACAGCAGCAGCGGGAAGTCGCTGGTCGTGTGCAGGGCGCGCTCGGCGAGGCGGACCGGGTCGCGGGGCACCTGGCGCTCGCCGCCGAGCAGCAGGAGCTCTCGGAGCATGTCGGAGGGGCGCCAGCCGAGGAACTCGGCGTGGCGACCGTTGCCCTTTGGCTGGTAGCCGGGCATGGCGCGGACGGCGATGGCCTCGGCCATGGCGTCGCGCATGGCGGCGGGGTCGTCGTGACCGGCCCCGGCCTCGGGGCGTGCCGGGATGGAGGGGCGCGGGCCCTGACTCACTAGCAGGTCGAAGAGGGCGCGGCGGGTGGCGTCGCCGGTCCAGCCCTGCGCGATCGCCTCGGCGCGGACGGCCGCGATCCTGTCGGCCGGCAGCAGGGCGCGGGCGGCGTCCACCGCGGCGTCGATGCCGGCGATGCGCTCGCGCTCGGCGCGGCTGGCTTCGGCGCGGATGGCGTCGGGGTCGGGCGGCGATGCCGGCGGAGGGGCTGCCGCCGGGGCGGCGCGCGTGGGTTCGGGCATGGTGGTCACGGCGGTCTCCTGGGACGGGGTGGTCGGCACCGGCGTGGCGGCCGGCTCGGCCTGCGGGGCCGGCGTCGTTTCGGGCATCGGGGGTTCCTCGTCAGGCAGGGCGGGTTCGACAGCGAAAGCGGGCGCGCCCTGCGGCGCCTCGCCACGCACGAATGCGTCGCGGTCCACCGGGATCGGCACGACGGAGATCTCGAAGGGCTCCCAGTCCACCGCGCGGTGGATGGTCTCGCCGGAGGCGGGGTCGGGCCGCTGCTCGTAGCGATGCACGCGGTAGCCGACGCTCACGGCACGCAGCGTGCCATCGGCGATGCGCTGCCAGACCGGCTCGACGTCGGCGGCGGCGGAGAACTGCAGCGTGGCGACCCCACGTCCGCGCTCGAGGCGGGCGGCCGTGACGCGCCCCAGCACGTCGCGGGCGCCGCCACGCCGATGGGTGTCGAGCACCGGGGCGCGGCCGGACCGGAGCGCCTCCATGCGCACCGCGTTCGGCGACATGTCCAACTCCTCGGTGATCAGGCCGAGGCTCGGGACAAAGTTCCGGGCCCGCGCGCCGGTGCTCCACACCACCTCGACGGTTCTGGCGGCGGGATCGGCGGTGGCGGGGGCGGCGATGGCGCGCTGGGCGATCAGGGGCAGGCCTGCCGCGTCGGGCAAAGCGGCAGGCTGCGGCCCGGCCTTGCGGCCGCCCGGCTCGGTGCTCTCGGTCATGTGGATATCCCGGGGGAAAACTCAGCCGTGGTTGTGGATAACGGCGTTCAGCCGGTCTCCGGCGGGCTGATGGTGGCAGCGCCCGTCGCCGCGATCTCGATCGCCGCCATCTGCGCCGCGTCTTGCGCCGCGCCGGACTTCGCGACGCGCCGCGGGTCGGTGTCGAGCGAAAGCCCTGCGTCATCCAGCAGCGCGTTGGCCTCGCGGATCATCTCAACGGCGGCGCGGAAGTCGTAGCCGAAGGCGCCGACCGCCTCGGCCTGCGGCACGAAGCCGGCGCGCACCTGGGCGATCAGCGCCGTTGTGTCCTTGAGCGGGTCGATCATCTCATGCGCGGGCGGAACGTGGCTCACACCCTCCGGCATCTCCGCGCCCCACAGCCCGAGCAGCGCGCCCTGCCTGTGGAACCGATCCGCGATGGGCCGCACCAGCATCGGGATCAGCATCCCGTACTGCACCTGCTCGCAGAGGCGGCGAAACTCGATCTTGCCGGCGCGGAGGCTCGAATAGTTCGCCTGCGTCAGGTCTCCCGACACCTGGTCGTAGGTCAGCCCCGTCCCGACCGCCGCCGCTTCCAGCGCGCGCCGCGCGAAGGCCGCATGCGATCCGCCGCCCGAGGGGTTCACCACCTCGACGCTGCCCACGCCCCGGCGGTAGAGGATCATGCCCGGCTCGAAGCTTTCCACCGCGCGACCCTGGGCGTCGCGCAGCAGCCCGGCGGCGGCACCGGTCAGCGCCTCGTCGCCCTCCTCCGTCACCACTGCCGCAAGGCAGGCCTCGATCTTGGCCTTCATCAGCAGCGCCGCCTCGTAGTCGCCGAGGTCGCGCAGCCGCAAGAGGATGGGCGCCAGCCAGGAGACGTCGCGCAGCTGGCCAGGGCGGCGCTTGCGGTAGACGTGCAGCACCTCACCTGCTGGCACGCGCTCGCTGCCAAGCCACGGCGCGCCTGGCGTGATCCACGCCATGCCCGGATGCACGCGATGCAGCCAGTAGCCGATCGGCTCCCCGGCGTCGCCAAGCGCGATGCCCTGAACAGTCGGCGCGCCCTCGACCATGCCGTTGCGGCTGGTGTCGAGGTGGTCGCTTTCCAGCACCTGCAGCCGCAGCCCTATGGGGTTGGCGGGCGTCGGCTCGGCCGGCAGGAAGCGGATGAAGCACTCGCCGCTTTCGACAACTGCGCGCATTACCAGCGCCTGCAAGCCGTAGAGGTCGAGCCGCGCCTCGGCGTCGCAGGCGGCGCTCTCCGCCCAGCGCTGCCAGGCGCGACCATGCGCATCGTCCGGCCAGCGCGTGGTGATGCCGGCGCCGACCGCGTTGCCGGTCCACAGATCCACGATGCGCGCGGCGTAGGGATCGTTGCGCACGGCGTCGCGCGCGCGTCGGGCGACCGTCGCTGCGGCCAAGCCGACTTCGGCGGTCGCGCTGCCGCCTGAGGGCGCCCAGGCGGAGGCGCGGTGGTCCTGGGCGGCGGCGTAGCCGCGCAGCGCCGTCCATGCCGCCCGCAGACGGTCCATCATCCGTCGATCTCCACTGGAGCGCCGGGATGCCATGGTCTAGGTAAGACCCGACAGCCGAACGGTATGACAGGAGCTTCCGATGGCGAACACCGTGACGAGCAAGGGACAGGTCACCATTCCCAAGGAGGTTCGCGAGCTGCTCGGCATCAAGCCCGGGAACGAAGTGGCGTTCGAGCTGGCCGAGGACGGGCGCGTGGTGGTGAGCAAGGTCGGCCGTCGTGGCCCGGCGAGCCGCCCGCGAAGCCGGTTCGCCAAGCTGCGGGGCCGCGCCAGCGCGGGGATGACCACCGAGCAGATCATGGCGCTGACGCGCGGCGAGGAATGAGGTGACGCTAGTCGACACCAATGTCCTGCTCGACGTGGTCACCGAGGATGCCGTCTGGGCGGACTGGTCGCAACGGCAGCTCGAAGCCGCAGCCGTGCGCGGGCCGGTGCTGATCAATGACGTCGTCTACGCGGAACTCTCGGTGGGGTTCCTGCGCAAGGAGGAGGTGGACGAGGCGCTGGCCATCGCCCAGGTCGAGATGGCCGCCATGCCCCGCGAGGCGCTGTTCCTGGCCGCCAAGGTGTTCCAGCGCTATCGCACGGCCGGCGGGACGCGCTCCGGCGTACTGCCGGATTTCTTCGTGGGCGCGCATGCCGCCGTCGCGCGACTGCCGCTCTTGACGCGCGACATCCGCCGCTATCGGGCCTACTTTCCGACGGTTCAGCTGATCTCACCCGAACTGTGACGCGAGGGTTGGAGCTGCCACGCTCACCCCTCGCGTCGGAAGCGGGCCAGAGTGACAGCCGGTCGCCGCCGGGTGCTGTTCTCCGCCCCATGCAGCGCGGAAAGCGCGCGGCCCAATTCGTCGAGGCTGCGGTATTCCAAGGTGCGCCCCTCGAAGCTCACGCGGGTCGTCCCGCCGGTGTACGCTGCGGCGAGCGTCGCGGCGCGGCTCGACGCGGGCTGCGCCAAGGCCCAGGCGAGAACGTCGGGGTCCATCTCTCTCCTCTCAGCGCAGCCAGCCGCCGCGAGGGGCGAGCCATGCGCGGGGCCGCAGCGCGACCGGCTTGGGCGTCTCCGGCATCCCGGCCTGCGCAGGGGGCACCGCAGTCTCCGCCACGGGCATGCCGAGCGCATCCGCCATCCGCGCCCAGCGCCCTTCGCCCCAGCCGTCCATGCCGAGCGCGGCGGCGGCGGCGCGGGCATAGACGCGGCAGTCCAGCGCCTCGTTGCGCTCGCGCGTCTTGACCCATTCCAGCCGCCGGAAGCCACGCCGATCCGCGCGCGCCACCAGCTGCTCGGCGCAAAGCTGGCGGCAGAACTCCTCGGCAGCGACATGCACGGGCAGATGCACGAAGCCCGGCGGGAAGGGGTCGCCGCTCTCCTCGGTGGGCCGGTCGAGCTTGAGCCAGCCGTAGGTTTCCGCCTTCAGGAAGGACGACCCCACCGGCCAGACCTTGAGCCCGCCGAGCTTGCGCCCCTGCCGCCTGACCTCCGTCGCCGCCGGCTGCCCGATTGCGGCGCGCAGGGTGTCCTGCCCTTTGACCGCGATGGCGCGCCCCGCCCCGGCACGCCGCACGAAGGCGTAGACCTCCGCCGTGGTCATGCCGTCGCCGCTGTCGATCGCCGCCATGGCGATCGGCAGGCGATGGCCGCTCTCGTGCCGCCAGGTCTCGGCCAGCAGCAGACGGAGCTCCTCCCACACTGCCCCTTCAAAGGGATTCCCCGAAAGGACGCGATGCTCGATCAGCCAGGACTGCCGGTCCTGCCCCCAGGCCCAAATGCTCGCCTCCAGCCGGTCGCGCTGCACATCGACGCCCGCCGTCAGCAGCAGCCCGCCCATGGGCACGGTGCCGGCGGGCCAGTGCTCCCGCCGGTCGTAGAGCCGCTGCCAGTCCGGCGCCTCGCCCGCCTCCTGCCAGGTCTCGCCAAGCACGGTGTTCTTGAAGGTCTTGATCGCCCGATCGTCGCCCTGCGCCTTGCGCCAAAGCCGCGCGATCTCTGCCCAGGACAGCCAGCCCGGCGGCGAGTAGAGCGCCGAGATGTGGAAGCCGATCGCCTGCGGATCCTCGGCCTCGGCGGTCGGGCGCCACTCGCCAGCCGCCAGCATCCGCGCCTTGTGCTGCTCGCCGATCGGCTGCTCGCAGGCCTCGCAGAGATAGCGCGCCGTCTCGGGCGCGTCCCTGTCCCACACCAACCGCTCGAAGCGCAGCCATTGCATCGCCCCGCAATGCGGGCATGGAACGAAGTAGCGCCGCTGATCGGTGGCGAGATACTCGCGCTCAATCCGCGACAGCCCGGCGATGGTGGGCGTCGAGACCAGGAACAGCTTACGTCGCCATCCGAAGGTTCGAGCACGCGCCTCGGCCAGCGCGATGGGATCGCCCTCGCCCTCGACGTCGCCCGGATAGGCGTCGATCTCGTCGAGGAAGAGGAAGCGCGCCGACATGGAGCGCAGCCCGACCGCGCTGTTCGCGCCGGTCATCACCAGCTGCCCGCCGGGGAACTCCTTGCTGAGCTGCCGGTTGCCGCTGTCGCGCGACCTTGCCGGCGCGACCCGCTCCCTGATCGCCGGCGTCTCCTCAACCAGCGGCTCGATGCGCTGCTCGGAAAAGCGTTTGGCCAGTTCCGTTGTGGGCTGCACCGCCAGCATCGGCCCCGGCGCGTGGTGGATGACGTAGCCGATCCAGTTGCTGCCGACCGTCGTCGCGCCGACCTGCGCACCCTTCATGAACACCACGCGCCGCGCCGGATGCGACGGCGAGAGCGCGTCCATGACCTCGCGCAGGTAGGGCGTGCGCGCCGTGCGGTAGGGGCCGGGCTCAGCCGAGTCGCGGCTGCCCAGCATCCGGTGCCGGTCGGCCCATTCCGAGACCAGCAGCAGCGGCTCCGGCATCATGCCGTCGCGCCAGGCCTGCAGAAGCTCGGCGTCGCCTTCAAAGCGGCCAAGGTCGCCAAGCAGCGCGGCTTCAGACATCACGAAACCTGCACCCGGACGTCGTGCCGCGCCGCCAGATGCTCCCGCAGCCTCTGATCCATCATGGTCTGCAAGCGATGCGCATCGACGCCGAGTTCGGCAGCGATCTCGGCGGCGACGCGGGCGGGCCAGGCCAGGATGGCGTCGCGCTCCTCCTTGGCCAGCCGATGCACCAGCATGAGCGCGCGGGCCTTGTCCACCAGCTTGCCGCGGCGCTCGTCGAGCCTGAGCCGGCGCTCCTGCGCCTTGAGCACCTCGTTGGCGGTGCGCGCGTCGTGGAAGGTGTTTCCCGCGCGCGGCAGCGCATCGGCGGCAGGCGGCGGAGCGACGGGCGGTGGCGTCGCCGGGCGCGGTGCCGCCGGTCGCTGCGCCGCCAGCATCGCGGTCTTTCGCGTCGGATCGCTGCTCTCTGCCAGACGGGCGCGGACCTTCTCGACGTCCCAGCCGCCGTCGGCCTCCGGCGCGATGCGCCCCGCGCGCTCGGCCTTCTGCAGCGCGGTGTGGGAGATGCCGAGACGGCGCGCCACCTCGCGCTGCGAGGCCACCCGGCCCGGCGCCGCGGCGATCATGATGTGATCGAACTCCCCCGAAGATAGCAATGCGATGAGCGCGAATGGTGCTTGGCTCGCGGCGCCTCACAGCGCGAATGGTCCCTCACGCGCAGGGGATCGGCCCCTGCTACGGAGAAGGAAGACCATCATGACCGACGCGCCTGACGCCCTGCTCCTCGAAATCGCCCGCCATTACGTCCACAACCTCGAGACCCTGGAGACGCGCTACTCCGACGATCTCGACTTTCACACGGTTTCGGTCTGGGCGCTGCGCAGCGCGCTGGCCGCCGCCTACGCCGCCGGCAAGGCCGCCGCCGCGCAGGAGAAGGCAGCGTGACGCGGGCGTAGCGGAGGACGACGACGATGAGCACGATCCTCGGCACCCGGAACACCGACTGGGGCTTCTGGGGCACGATGGGTGGGAGCGCCGCCGACGCCTGGCCGGTCGCCTTCGCCGCGATCCAAGCCGCCACCGGCGCCGATCCCGAAGCGGTGCGCGCCTTTCTCGACAGCAGCCACGGCCGCCACTTCGCCGATGAGGTGCAGAACGCGATGCACTACGGCCACTCCCTTGCCGACGCCATCGCGAACACCGTCGCCCGCTGGATGGACTGGCGGATCGGCAAGGGCACCAGCCGCGCGACGGGCATCCCCGTCGGGCTGCCCTATCTGACGGGCTTCGTGGTCCACGAGGGGATCATCGCCGAAGCCGCTGGCGAGGACTGACACGCCAAAGCCGCCGCGACGCGGCGCCGTCACCGCCCCGACCGGCGCAGGCCGGCGGGGCTCGGGGTGGTAGCACCCGGCTGGTCGGGTGCCGCACCGGAGACCCCGACGATGACGCTCACCGACACCCAGCGTGCCATCCTGGACGCCGCCGCCCGGCATCCCGAGCGCCTCTGCACCCCGCCCGGGCGGCTGCCCGCTGCGGCGCGGCAGGCCGTTGCGAAGGCGCTGATCCGCCAGGGGCTGGCCCGCGACGAGCACGCCCGCGCCTACAACGCGCGCGAGGCTTGGCAGATCGACGGGCGGACCCGGCTGCTGCGCCTCACCCAAGCGGGGCTTGGTGCCATCGGGCACGATCCCGAGGACGGCAGGGCGGCGGAGGAGCCGATCCCGCCCTGCGACAGCGAGGAGGAGCGCGCCATGCGGCGCGCTGCCATCCTCGAAGCGGAGATCGCCGCCGAAGAAGCCGCCCTGATCGCCGGGGAAGGGCAGCAGGCAGAGCGGCGGGAGACGCCCGCCGAGGACGGCTCCCTTGCCGAGGATCTGACCCTGCTCGACGAGGCGCTTGCCACCCCCCTGCCCAAGCCGAGGCCGTCGCTGCGCGCCGCCGCCCGCCGTGTGCTCGACGCTTGGGACGACGCGGAGAACCATCGCTACGATCTCGCCGACGCCATGGAGGCCCTGCGCGCCGCCCTGGCGGCCAGGCCGCCCCGCGCTGCGCGTGAGGGGGACGCCCCGCGCAAGCCGCGCGAGGGAACGAAGCAGGAGCAGGTGCTGGCGATGCTCCGCCGCGAGGAGGGTGCGACCATCGCGCAGATCCGCGAGGCGACCGGCTGGCAGCAGCACACGGTGCGGGGGTTCTTCGGTGGCCTGGAGAAGCGCCAGGGGATCGAGGTGAAGGTGCTGGAGCGCATCCGACAGGTCGGCCCGAACAAGGAGGGCGCAAAGGGCTCCTTCACGATCTACCACCTGCCGGCCTGACCCTGCCGAAGGGATTACGCCGCCGTCTGCACCGCCGCATGCGGCGGCGGATTACTCTTCGTCAGCGTATGACTGTGCATCCTCGGGTGACCAGCCGATGGTGTTGCCTATTGCCAGAACGTGGCGGCGCGCTTTCGCTGCAGAGTCTAGGCCCGAGAGAGCGTCCCATAAGGCTGCGAGCTTTCTGTATGCCCCCGCCTCAAGGGCAAGTGACTCTGCAGGCGATGCGTGTAGCGCTCCTGGCATCTTGCGCAAGATCGAACCGAGGTCGGCAGCGGCAACGGCGATTTCCGACCAGGTTTCAGCGCAACTCTCGGCGTGCGCCACCAGCGTATCCGCTACGCCCAAGATGCACTTGAGATTCTCAGCGGCACTGCGGACCATTTGCTGGGCATGTCGGTCGCGAATTGCGCGCTTTTCGCGCTCCGCTCGTGTGTCGCCAACAGTCTCCCAACGGACAGTCCGGACTTCGATCTCCGGCACCTTGACTGCCTGGGCAATCACAGCGTCGTTCATTCCGGGCCGAAAGTCACCGGCTGACTGATCCCAACACTGTAGGATCCGCTTAACGACTTCATACTTCTCTGCGTCGCTGATCATCTGCCCCCCCAACGCCCATCAATCAGCGCTTATGATAACACATCCTTTCAGCATAGGAAAGTCTGCGAATCTTGAGGGCCGGGACTTCATCGAGATCCCTGAAAGGCGGCAATATTCTTGAAGCTCTGGCCAGTGACCGCGCAGATGGCTGTCCTTGCCGACCACTGCTCCCACCGCCGCACTGTCACGTCCACGTAACTGGGATCGATCTCCATCGCGAGGCAGATGCGCCCCGTGGTCTCCGCCGCGACGATGGTGCTTCCGCTGCCGCAGAACGGCTCGTAGACCGCCTCGCCCGGCGCGCTGTTGTTGACGATCGGCCGGCGCATGCACTCGACGGGCTTCTGCGTGCCCTGGATGGTGGCCGCGTCCCCGTCCCCGGCGGTCGTGATCGGCCACAGCGTCGCCTGGTCGCGCGCCCCCTGCCAGTGGCCGGTCGCCCCTTTGCGCACCGCATAGAGGCAGGGCTCGTGCTGCCAATGGTAGTCCCCCCGCCCCAGCACGAAGCGCGACTTGGCCCAGATGATCTGGCTGCGCAACGCGAAGCCCGCCGCCTCCACGCTCTCGATCACCGTCCGGGCATGCACGCCCGCGTGCCAGACATAGGCGACGTCGCCCGGGAACAGCGCCCAGGCCTCGCGCCAGTCGGCCCGGTCGTCGTTCGCCACCCTGCCGGTGCGCATCGTCGCCGAGAGGCCCGCCTCGTTGCGCCAGGCAGGGTCGTAGTCCACCCCATAGGGCGGGTCGGTGACCATCAGATGCGGCCGCGTGCCGCCCAGCAGCCGCGCGACATCGGCGGCGTTGGTGGCATCGCCGCAGAGCAGCCGATGCCGGCCGAGCAGCCAGAGATCGCCCGGCCGGGTGACGGGGATCGCGGGCGGCTCCGGCGCGGGGGCATCAGGATCGTCGCCACCAGAAGCCGGCGCGTCCCGCGCTACATCTGCCAGCAGCCGATCCAGCGCCTCCTGCTCGAAGCCGAGCAGCCCGAGGTCGACCTCCTCGCTGCGCAGCGCGCGCAGTTCGGCAGCGAGCAGCGCCTCGTCCCAGGAGGAGGTCAGCGCCAGCTGGTTGTCGGCGATGCGATAGGCCCGCGCCTGCGCCTCGGAGAGATGCGACAGCCGGATCGCCGGCACCGCCTCCATGCGGAGCGCCTTGGCGGCGAGCACCCGGCCGTGGCCGGCGATCAGCACGCCCCTCTCGTCCACCAGCACCGGCACCGTGAAGCCGAACTCGCCGATCGAGGCCGCGAGCTGCGCCACCTGCTCGGGCGGGTGCTGGCGGGCGTTGGCGGCATAGGGCAGGACCGAGGCCAGGGGCAGCATCTCGACCTGGAGGTCAGGCGGCACGGGCGGCCTCCCCGGCGCGCGCTTCGGCGACGGCGTCGTGGTCCCGCCCGTCCTCCGCCAGCCTTACCGGCAGATCTGGATGCAACATGCGCCAGCGCGCAATGGCGAGGTCGACATAGGCGGGCGCCAACTCGATGGCACGGACGCGCCGACCCGTGCGCTGGCCCGCGAGAATGGTCGTGCCCGAGCCTGCGAAGGGCTCGAACACCGCCTCGCCCTCCTCGGTGTAGGCGCGCATCAGGAACTCCGGCAGCGCGACGGGGAACACCGCCGGGTGCTCCGTCTCGATGCCGCGGCCCTTGTGGCGGGTGATGCGCAGCACGCTGTCGGGGATGCGCATCTCCTGCACCGGCAAGCCGATGTGGGTGTAGGCTTTCACCTCGCCGTCGGCGGCCCGCAGCCCGCTGCCCTTGTTCGGCGTGCCGGCCCATTTGCACGGCACGATCTTGTTCGCCTGCCGCGCCGCGCGGTT